GAAAATGTCCATATAAATGTGGGTTCACATTATTTGGTATATGTTTATAATAAAATTTGGATGGCAAATAAAATTTGGATGGCAAATAAAATTTGGATGGCAAATAAAATTTGGATGGCAAATAAAATTTGAAAATATATAAACAATAAATAATAATATAATATATCTATTTAATGTCATTAGAAGAGTATAAAAAGAAAGAATTATGGCAGCAAATCTTAGATGAACCCGATACATATGTTGGCGGAACAGATATGATTGAAGATACTTTGCCAGTTTTTAAAGATGGTAATATTGTTGTAAAAAGCACACAATATATTCCAGCAATTATTAAATTATATGATGAGATTCTCGTGAATGCAAGAGATCAAAAAGTAAGATTAGATGAATCTAAAGGAAAAGATATTATAAAAGTATGTAATATCAAAGTAGAATATGATAGTGAAAAGAAGATGTGGTCAATTTACAACGATGGTAATGGAATTGATGTTGCAAAACATCCTACAGAAAAGGATGAAAAAGGAAAACCTATTTGGATTCCTGGATTAATTTTAGGGGAACTACTAACATCAAAAAACTACAATAAAAAAGGTAAAACAACAGGGGGGAAGAATGGTTTCGGAGCTAAATTAGTGAATCTGTTTTCAAAATGGTTTCAAGTTGAAACAGTAGATCATACAAGAGGTCTTAAATATGTTCAAACATTTACAGATAATATGAGTGTTAAATGTAAACCAAAAGTATCAAAAGTAAAAGGCAAACCATATACAAAAATTTCATGGATTGTTGATTTTCAAAGATTTGGTATTGTAAACTATACTGAGGGTATGAAGAATATGATGATTCGCAGAATTTATGATATTGCAGGAACAACAGATAAAACATTAAATTTATATTATAATAAGGAAAAACTAAAAGTTAAATCATTTAATCAATATATTAAATTATATACAGGAGATAATGATATTGTATGTGATAAGATACATCCTAGATGGGAAATCGGTATTACTACAAGTAAAACTGATAAGTTTGAACAATATTCATTTGTAAATGGTATTTATACACAAAAAGGAGGGAAACATGTTGATATGATTGTTAAAATGATTACTAGTAAAATCGTAGAACATATTAAAAAGAAACATAAAAAGGATATTCCTGATAATTATATCAAGAATTATCTAAAGGTATTTGTAAATAGTATCATAGAAGATCCATCATTTGATAGTCAAAGTAAAGAGCGGTTAATTACACCTCAAAGCAAATTTGGTAGTAAACCAGAAATAGAAAATAAGTATATTAAGAAAATTGTTGAAAATTTAGATATTGTAGATAAAGTTCTATCATTTGCAGATTTTAAATTAAATAAAGAGGCTAAGAAAACGAATGGTCAAAAAGTAAATCGTTTAAGGAATATCCCAAAGTTAGATGATGCAAATAATGCAGGAACAAAAAATAGTGATGATTGTACTCTTATTTTAACGGAGGGAGACTCTGCAAAAACAATGGCAATTAGTGGTCTAAGTGTAATTGGCAGAGATAATTATGGAGTATTTCCATTAAAGGGTAAAGTATTAAATGTTAAAGATGCATCGCAAAAGCAAATTATGGATAATTCTGAAATTACAAATCTTAAGAAAATTTTAGGATTAGTTGAGGGAAAAGAGTATAAAAATACAAGTAGTCTTAGATATGGTAAGGTTATGATTTTAGCGGATCAGGATCATGATGGATCGCATATTAAGGGTTTAGTATTAAATGTCTTTCATACACTATGGCCATCTCTATTAAAACAAAAATATGTGTTATCAATGATTACTCCAATTGTTAAAGTAAGTAAAGGAAAGAAAAATCATTCGTTTTATAATTTAACAGATTATACGACGTGGCAAGACAAAACAAATGATTATAAGAAATATCATACTAAATATTACAAGGGTCTGGGGACTAGTACAGCATTAGAAGCAAAAGATTATTTCAAAGATATGAAAAAAAATGATTATACGTGGACTGACGATAGTGAACAAAGTATGAATTTAGCATTCAAGAAAGATCAAAGTGATTTAAGAAAAGAATGGTTATATGGTTACAATAAACAAAATATTATCGATGTGTCAGAAAAAGAAATTCCAATTGAGAAATTTGTAAATAATGAATTAATTCATTTCTCAAATAGTGATACACTAAGATCTATTGGATCTATTTGTGATGGTCTAAAACCCAGTCAACGTAAAATTTTATATTGTGCATTTAAAAGGAAATTATATTCAGAAATCCGAGTTGCTCAACTGGCAGGTTATGTGAGTGAGAATGCAGCATATCATCATGGTGAAGCATCATTACAATCTACAATTATTGGATTGGCACAAAATTATGTTGGGGCAAATAATATAAATTTATTAAAGCCTAATGGGCAATTTGGAACAAGGATTATGGGTGGACATGATTCTGCAAGTCCCAGGTATATTCATACTGAATTAAATAGGGTTGTAGATATGATTTATCCTTCAAGTGATTTTGAATTATTAACATATAATGATGATGATGGTATATTAGTAGAACCAGAATATTATGTTCCAATTATTCCAATGGTATTGGTTAATGGTATGAAAGGTATTGGAACAGGATTTAGTACAACTATCCCTCAATACAATCCAAAAGATATTATTAAAAATATTCAGAATAAATTAAATAAACTACCATTAAAAATAATTCATCCATGGTATCGGGGTTTTAATGGGACAATTGAAAAGATTAATGAACAAATGTATGTAACAAAAGGTAAATATAATATTCTTAGTAATAATGTATTAGAGATTACAGAATTACCAATTGGTAAATGGACACAAAATTACAAGGAATATTTAGAATCTTTAATTTATGATAAAACCAAAAAACAAAAATTATATATTTTAGATTATGTAGATCATTCAACTGATTCAACTGTCAAATTTGTAATTAGAGTTGAACCACATATTTTACAAAATATCAAGTGCAATATTGAAAAACATACAGATACTATTGAGGATATATTTAAACTGAGTTCAACTTTATCATTAACAAATATTCATTTATATGATAGTGGTGGAACAATTAAAAAATATAAAAATATTTATGAAATATTTGATGAATATTATTTAGTAAGATATAGTTATTATGTTAAGAGGAAAGAATATCAATTAAAATGTTTAAAATATTCATTAGATTTGAATAGTTGTAAGATGAGATTTATTGAAGATGTAATTACAGATAAAATTATTATTTATAGGAAGAAAAAAGATGATATTGTTGATAAACTTAAGGGTTTAGAATATCCGTTAAACATTGATAAAACGTTAGATTTTAAATATACAATTGATAAATGTAAAACTGGTTACAATTATTTAATTAAATTATCAATTGATAACTTTAGTGAAGAAAAGATTGATGAATTAAAGGGTGAAATTGAACGATTACAAAGTGAATATGATACATTAAATATAAAAACGATTGAAACATTATGGTTAGATGAATTAAATGTATTAAAAAAAGAATATGTAAATATTATTTAAAATATAATTATCTAAGTTATTTAATAATATGGGTGGAGGATTAATTGAATTAGCTTCTTTTGGAGCTCAAGATATATATCTTACTGGTAATCCACAAATTACTTTTTTTAAAGTAGTTTATCGTAGACATACAAATTTTTCTATGGAATTAATTAAACAAACATTAATTGGTTCTTCCGGAACTAATAATACTCAAACTTGCAAAGTTTCTAGAGATGGTGATTTAATTATGGATGTTTGGATAAGTGAAAATTCTACAAGTAGTAGTGACCCTACTATTACTCAAAATAATGTAGATGGTCAAATTTATGATTATATTGACAATGTTGAATTAGTAATAGGTGGTCAATTAATTGATATTCAACATGGTGATTGGAATGCTATATGGTGGAATTTAACAACACCCGAGTCTAAAGTAAATGGTACTAGAAATATGTTTTGTGGTCAATCGGGGGCGGCAGATACAGGTAATGATAATGGTAGTTATTTTTATTATCCATTAAATTTTTGGTTTTGTAAAAATCCTGGATTAGCATTACCAATGATTGCTTTACAATATCATGATGTTGAGTTTAAAATTACATGGGGTAGTAGTTCTATTGTTTCGAGTCCTGAAGTATGGATTAATTATGTGTATTTAGATACAGATGAACGTAGAAGATTCGCTCAAATTGCCCATGAATACTTAATTGAACAAGTTCAAAGATCAACATTTACTGGTGATAATAGTTCATTTAATTTAAATTTTAATCATCCTGT